TTGGGTTTCCAAGTGTTTAGCAACAATTGCTCAGCGGCATTGGCGTCGGCAATTGACGTATCGACCGACACCTTGACTTTGGCAAATGTCGTTGGCGCCTGGCCCGTCCCAAGTAATGGTGACTTCTTCAAGTTCACCCTTAGCGACGCAGCCGAAACCAAGTGGGAGATCTGCACCTGCTCAGCTAACGCGTCCGGGGTCCTATCTATTCAGCGCGCTCAGGAGGGAACCGTCGCCAGGGCTTGGCCGGCTGGGTCTGTTGTAGAGATTCGAGAGACAGCTGGGTTCTTTAATGAGCTCGCACTGAAACAATACTCGCAGGTTTTGTTGGGTGACAGCTTTGCGACAAACCAACCGTTTCAGTTGCAGAACGGTATAGCCCAACAGGTCACTTCATTGAGCGCGGACCCGACCGTAAACGGCATCATTCTTTCCTCGGGACACGCCGGCGACACAGTTCTATGCGCAATGACTGACGGGCCCGTATTCGAAACGCCTCTTGCGTTCAACTTTGTGGGCACGGCATTTCTAGGACAAGATGGTCGGCTCACGGCAATAATACCGTCAAGCGAAGCTGGGGACGTTTGGAGCTTGCAGGTGGCCCGCGTCTTGACATCAACAACGTTTGCATTTCAACCTGATTATGCAATTCAATTGGCATAAGGAGATCCTATGACCGCTGCGCAGAAATTTCTTCAACGCAATCCCTCTGGTTCAGGCTTGGCAGAAAACACAGCTAGCACCTCGGGAGGCGCTGGGAACGAAGGTAAAATCCCGGCCCTCGATCCTACCACGGGTTTGTTGAATATCAACATGATGCCCGTTGGCATTGGCCCTGAGGTTGACGCATCCGGTGTCTGCGGAGCCACTTCTTTGACGGCAGGAATGTACGTCAATTTTTACAACAATGGCGGGACCAAAACAGTTCAACCCGCCGACAACAGCGATGCAACCAAGCCGGCCCACGGCTTTGTGCTGGCTGGCTATTCTGTTGGTCAGACGGTGACAGTATATCTCCCCAGCCAGACTAACAATCTGATCCCGGTTGGATCGTTTGTAGCCGCCGACATCGGGAAACCCCTCTACCTTGGAACCTCTGGCGCTGCTACGCTTACTCGCCTGGCATCTGGCACTGGTAAATTGGATCAGCAGGTTGGAGAGGTCGACAGCGTTGGCGCTGCAGTGAGTTCCTGCTTTAAGCCCGAAGCTGGTATTGTCTTGGCTTAATTCAGCAGCACCAATGGAGGCGGTGGCATGACGGCTAAAAAGCCTCTAATTCGATACCCAAGCGGGCCGGGCTTCCAGGAAGCCCAGCTCGCATCTAGCGATTTATCCGATGGACCATCCCAACCATTGGATGCGACGTTAACGGCGTTAGCTGGGTTAGACACGGTTACGGGGCTCGTATATCAAACCGGCGCGGATACGTTCACCAAGGTCGCCGGCTCATACAGTGCCGGTGTCGTAGTGCTTCCAGGCATAACCGATAACGGTAATGGCACAGTCACACTAAACAATAATGGTGTTGTAAATCTGTACAGTTCTTCTGGGTCAGTTACGCCACTGAAGAGCTACCCCCTGACTGGTGGAACGTTTTCTCTAACTGACTTAACGACCAACTTTATATATGTCGATTACAATAGTGGGGCCCCAATATACGCTAGCACTGCAAATCGTGACTTGATTAACAGTCATTATTTGATGGATCGCACAGTAGTATACACGATTGAGCGCAATGGGCTCGCACTGAATATAACGGATTGGGATCAAACTGGCATTGGGCTCACCGAAAAAGCCCTCAACCGTCGATTCGATGTTGACGCCAGATACCAACGTTCACGGTCGGTAGGTGGCCTGGCTATTTCTGACACAGGCTCCAATACATTCGCCCTGTCGGCTGGACGAGTTTGGGACCCAATCAAATATTATGACCTCGGAGCAGTTGCGAGTGGAAGCGATACAGTGTGGCTGGCGTATCAGGACGCTAGCTTAGTATGGCACACCAGCGCGGTCACAACATACAACAACACTCAGTACAACGATGCGACAGGCCTCGTTATACTGAGCACGAATAAATACGCAGTCAACCACATCTGGCGGTTGGTATCTGCGACAACTAAGACGGTTTGGATTGTCCTCGGGAGGGGGGATTACAAACTCCTGGATGCCCAATCGGCGCCTACACCACCAGCACCGCCATTCGTGAGTCCGTTAGCGATATACTGTGGTCGGATCATCGTTCAAAAGAACGCCTCAACAGCTACTCAGATTGATTCAGCATTTACACAGAATTTGGGGTCCGCGCCGGTTCTCGTTCACAACGATTTAACAGGGCGTGATGCTGTTGATTGCCATCCAGTCGCCAGCATTACAGGTGCTGCTCCGGATATGTCTGCGATCACCAAAGAAGTGACTGGTTTTGCTGATCCAGGCGCAGTTGTGCTCAACTATGACCCAACTGCTCGGACGATACAACTCACCGGGACAGCAACGGCATATTGGCGTAATACACTGGTAAGCTCGCTCACGTCTGGGTGGGTGAGCAGTGCCCACACTAATACGACCGGGCATGTCTATTGGCTCTACTACGACGGAGCCAATTTCCTGTGGGCGACAGATTCGTTCCCAGGCTTCGATAAACTGCTGATCGCTATCGTGAATTTCGGGGCGTCTGACAAATATGCTATGCGAGAATGTCACGGTGTCATGCAGTGGCAGGTCCATGAGGAGTTTCACGACACGGTAGGGACCTATCGCGAGTCCGGTGGAGCGGTTGGGGGTTACACTCTTGCGTCGACGACGGCTACTGAGCGTAGGCCATCTGTGACCCAGACTGTGATCCAGGATGAGGATAACACAACTACACTCCCAGCTTTAGCTGACAATGGCCCATATACGCAGATATACTTAGCCTCCACTGGCACATCCACGTATGCGGTTGACGCGGCTGAAATCGTTCCAGTGTCAGGTAGCAATCCATATTACAATAGCTTTTCAAGCCCCAACTGGGCTCAAACGCTGATGCCCGCCAACTCTGTGGGCACAGTTTGGCTCATGGGCATCCCAGCAACGGCCAGCGCAACGAGTCAGAAATACAGGTTCCTGTGGATACAACCTCAATGGATCACTCAGGCTCAGAGCACTTCCCCTGCCAACCTGGCTACCGCACGAGCCACCGAGCTATTGCGATCGCCAAGTGAGTTAAACCTAGGCACATTTGCCAGTGAGGTGCCTGAGCATGTGATTTTTGCACGGTTGACGATTCAATACACGGGTGGTAATTGGACGATCGAGGCGGTAAATGTTGTAAATGGCACGCGATACTCTCAATTTGGATCGCCGTCTGGTAATTTTCTGTCTAGTGTCGCAGTTGCGAGTCCTCTGACTGGATCAGGTGTTCTCACAGATCCGCTTACAATCGCAGCTGCAACAGCATCCGTGCCTGGCTATATGACTTCGGCGCAAGCCGGCGTCATATCCCAGATCATAACAACCGCTGGGCAGACCTATACACTGCCGGCGACTAGTGCAACTCTGGCCAGGACTGACGCAGGTCAGACTTTCACCGGCACGGAAGTCTTTAATGGCGTTGTTCAAATCCTGGGCGGCGACACTAAAGGCGTCACCTTCCGTGGCAACATCCTTAATAGTGAAGAATACAACGGTGCGACGTTCATCGCTGTTAACTATCATGGTTACAACAATGGGGTCACACAGTTCCGTGATTTCCGAGTTTACGATGGCAAAGCGAATCAGCTCCTCTTCGTAGACGCCGCTAATGCGCGGGTCGAACTGACTGCGACAACAGGGCGTGCGCTCCAAGTGGATTCTACCACAGCAGCGACGACACCGACCAATGGCGCGGTTTATGTGGTCGGAGGAATCGGAACCTCAGATTACTTCTGTGGGAAGTATCGTTCGTCCGACGGCACGGCTGGCGCCACAGTCACATTAACCGGCGCGCCCAGCGCAATGACAATCAAAGACGGCATAATTACGTCGGCTTCCCCTGGCTCCGGTGGGGCATTGAACACCCGAGCGGAGGCGGCCCACACAACAGCGTTATTGGCCGCCAATGCGACCGAAACATTCACGTTGACTCTCAATAAACTCAGCGGGATCATTAAAATCGCGACGGATTACCCGGCTTGGATTAGAATCTATGGCACGGACGCAGCTAGGACGAGCGATAACAGCCGATTGATCAATACTGACCCAGCTGCAAATATTGCATTGTATATGGAT